TCCAATCATAAATTGGATACACATTGAATACATTTTCACTTACTGATGTGGTGTATATCTTATCTTGTTTCTTAACCTTTGATTTTGATGCCAATGTTCTATAACGATTCAAACTTTCATCAGAACGAATACCGACAAAACATGCACACTCTTTACCTTCAGCATACCACTCACCAAACTTTGGTACGAACTCTTCAAACTCCATTCCCTTCTTAAAAAATGGAAAATAAGATTCGTCATGAATACCTTGTTTTGGTAACGGTCTAATCCAATCCTGTTGTCTTTCATCATCCCAACAAACCCAAAATGTTTCGTAAACACTCACAGCATTTCTCAAATGAATTGGAAGACATACCCAATACAAATCCATGTATTCCTTATACATTTCAAAACATGATTCAGCATGTTTGATGGTCAGATTATATTGTCCCTCCAAATCAACGAGTAATACCCCAATCTTACGGTTTCTTTTGATTGCCTCATCCATAACCAAATGAAGCATTACCGTTGAATCCTTACCCGCAGAAAACGATAAATAAATCTTTTCAAAATTATCAAATGTCCAAGAGATTCTTTCTTTGGATGCGTCGAGAACATTTATTGTATTACTATAATTTTTCATTCTACAAATTTAATATTTTATTTTGTATCAGCCAACATTTCTTCGTAAGCAGCGTATTCTGCTTCAAGTTGTCTTTCTTTAATGGATTTGAAATCCATGTCAAAGTCATCAGGGAATGTGTATACATCCTCTTCAAATAATTCGTCTAATAGTTTTTTGATTTGTCCCATAAGTTATATTGTTTTTATAATACAATTATAACCTATACCTACCTTTAGGTCAAGCATAAAACAAAAAAAAAGTCAGATTTTTTTAGAACCTGACTTTTAACATATAAAGATTTATAAGAAATGAGGGGGCTACATAAACAATAGATTAAATGGGAGTAAAAATAACAATGGCGTAGCACCCCTCACAATACTAAATATAACAATAGTATCTTGGTAATCAATATAAAATTATTCAGTTATTGGACCACCAACAACCCATGCATCACAGGTTCTACTTGCAGCACATTTGAAGTCGTATGCTTCACAATAACCCAAGTCACCTGCTTGAATTGAATCATACGGGTCAACACCCACATTACCCAATCCTTGAGCAATACAATCTAAAATTTCTTTTGTCTGAATAAAAAAAGAACAGTTACCACAGAGAGCTTTCTTTGCTTCATCTGTTGTTGTATTGAACTGGTCTGCTTTCTTTTTCCAATAATCCTCGTTTGGAAGATTGGGGTCTAAAGGACCGTAATGGGCTTGGTCAATACACTTCTGTCTGTTCTCTATATTTAATGGAATGTCTAATGTTGCAGGAGGACAATCTTGAAACTCAACTGGTTCAATAATTAAATTGTCTTCTGATAAAACGATTGGACCTGATGGTACAACTACTTTTGATGCACATTCCCTGTAGGCTTGTTTATAATCTATTCCTTGTGCTTTCTTTTTTGCGATACATGCACCAAGTGCTGTACCCTTTGTATCTTCTTCACCAAACTCTTCCATCTTCACCCACCAGCGATAATATTCGTTGAAAGATGTTAAACAGAAGATGGCTCTTTCTTTTCTATCTCCATGTTGTTCTTTTATCTTTGGATGAGCCGCGCATCTTTGCAAAAATTTTCCTCTACCCTCACTCTTTCTTGGAGTTAATACGAATACCTCTGAAACCTCTTTATCTTCCATTTTAGACATCTTCTCATCAGCTGCCTTATAACATATCGCAGCAGCTTGTTCCTGTCCGTATTCGTCTATAATTGACGAAATACATCTTTGGACAAATAGGTCCTTATCTTCGTTTTTTTCTCTTGACGGAATTGGCATTACTTAACTTTGGATTTTAGGATTTTATTTTCTTTATGTAATTCGTCGATTTTCTTTTCCAAATCTTGAACCTTAATATTAAGTGATTCAATTTCTTTTTTCAAATCGTCAATAATCCCTCTATAAAGATTAATTGATAATTCAAGATTGCGTAAGACCTGATTGTCTGTGTCCGCTTGTTGTTTTCTTTTTCCAACAAACCATGCTGCAATACCAGTCAACGCATTAGATAAAAATAATAATATAGTTTCGTTCATAATAAATTAAAGTCCTCCCCAAAGACAAGCATACTCTGGTCCTGAATAATATCCAATACCACTTTTTTGGAATTGAGATGCGATGTCATAACCTGAATATCTACCAAGTGATAATTCAAGACCACTAAAATAGTTCTTACCAAGATGAGGTTGCATTCCATTTCTTGTTGAGTAGTTAAATACAGACGGATATAAGTTCGAGTTCCAAATAATTTGTTCAATCATTCTTTGCTCAAAGAATTGTGACCTGTCATCATATTTTTGTTGCAAATATTCCATCTCTTTTAGTGTGATGGTATTTTCAGCACCCGCCACAATTCCATTATTTTTAATTCTGAAAAGTATGGATGGCATTGCCTCGGCTGCGGCAGCATGTATCAACATTGGTTGTGCAAAGTATTCAAGAAAGTTTGTATCATTATCATTCAAGTTTGAATTGATTACTCCGTCCAATAATTCTTTGTAGTATTTTCCACCGATGATGTATTCCAATTTGGTCTGTTGTACCACGGCAATAAACGGTAATAAAACTGCTGATGTAACATTTTGGTCAATGTCCGTAAAGTTTTTGATTTTCTGCTCTGAAATGAGCAACACATTTTGTGGAATTAATGCTGACATATTATACTATTGTTTCGTCTTTATTTTCATCAACGGCAACATCCTTATTTACATCAACCGTTTCAATCGGTGCTGCGTCAGGAACTGTAACCATTTTGAATTGTTTAATTTCAATCTCGGCAGGTTTATTATCTCTCAATCTTAATAATTTCTCGAACACTTTTTTTATTTCTTCTTGAATCGGATTTATAACGAGATGTTGGAAATGGTCTTGTGCTTCAAGATGATTCGGTGTACCCAAAGCACCAGGAGTACGAATACCCAATAATTCAGGTGAACTTATCTGATGTGATGTCAAGATGGACTCTTGAACTTTCTTTGATAATTCAATAAACATTGTGTCAGAACCATTCGTTCCAACAGGTGTTATTTCGGGAGCCTCCTCCTTTGTATTGGCAAATGTGAGCATTAATTTTCCGCTATTGTTGCTTCCTCCATATTTCGCGGATAAGGTTTCGTAGATTTCTTGTCTTTGTTCAGGAGCAGGAATCCCTGAATTTAACGAAACAAATAATGACGGTTGTAGACCATTCACAATGTTTGAATGAAACCAGTTATATATTTCGACCTCTGTCGCAATTGATGTAGCACCTCCCCAATATGTAGGACAGCTATAATATTCTGCGCCAGGAGTGTGAGTTGTGTAATAAAAAACCTGACTTGGCTCATCAGCAATAAAATTCATTGCTGGTAATTTTCTTGGTGGAAATTTCTTAACATTAGCCCAATCAGATGAATAAAAATAATTGTTTACATGGTCATTAATATCACTTCTCTCGGCTCTTAATTTTGATGTATCCATTGAGTAGATTTCAAAACCTAAATCTCTGTCTCTTTTGTATACAATATTCAACGAAAATGACCCATATAAAATAAAATCCAAACAAGCCTTATTCCAGATGTCGAAGATGGAGTCACCCAATGAATTTGCCATCATGAGACGAGAATTGTCCCCATCTTTCAATGTTAATTCTTCCCCTCTTACACCATACCACTTTGACATAATCGCTGCACGGTGGGTTGGAGAACTATTGTATAAACGAATTAATTCTTGAGGAGCCAAGTTGGCAATTCCATAGTAGACCCATGGCGTTCTGTTATTATATCCTGGCTGTTCTTCAATTACAGGTACTCGAGCCTGAACTCCACTGAATACTCTAAATAAATCTTCGTTAATTTTTTGTTCTTCCATATCTATAAATATAGTTTTTTTAGTGAATAATCATTACCATGAATTATAGTTCCATTTAGATTGTAAGTAACTAATTACATCATTGTATTCAATTTGTGTTAATTGTTTACCATAAACAAGTATCTCGGCAACATATCCAACAAATTTGGCGGCTCCGTCATTATTTGCTCCCACTGAAATTGCACTTACAGTATTTGGAACTGAACCTGCGGAACTTGATGTTTGATAAATTAAGTTGTTTGCATTTCCTGAAAATGAACCTGATGTTGTTCCACTACTCGCCGCAAGTATATAACCATTTTTACCTCCCAAAGTACTTGGAGTTGACCAAAACCAGCTAATTCCAAAATCATCAGAACCCATTGTCAAACTTCTATTTTCTAATGGTACAGGTCTACCAGGTCCGATATATGCTCTATATTTACCACTATTAACTGGTGGGGCTTGGTCTGTCATATTGAATATTAATGCATTTGTGTTTGAACTATTGTTAAATGCTACGAAGAAGTATGTGAAACCTGAATCTGTAAATGATGTTCCTGTTGTTCTCGCTAAATAATCTGTTCCATCAAAGTATACAAGTGTCTTACCTGACCATGCAGAACCTGGTGTTGATGCTGACCATGTAGGTTGTAGTGTTGTACCTGTTTGATATAAGTAGTAAGCATTTGCAGATTTATCATTCCATCTCTCAACATTTTGTGTTCCTGTTCTTAATGTGAATGTAGAAGCATCTGCGGAGTCATACCATGTTTGTAAATTAGATATTGATGATGGACTAAATCCTGGTGTTGGACTTGGTGTCAATGTCGCAGTAGGAGTTTGTGTAGGAGTTGCGGTTCTTGTTGCAGTCACACTCGGAGTAGGAGTTGATGTTGCAGTCACACTCGGAGTAGGAGTATTACTTGGTGTTTGAGTTTGAGTTGTTGTTACACTTGGTGTTGGTGTAGAAGTTACTGCTGGTGTTCCTGTTGGGGTTGATGTAACCGTAGCAGTAGGCGTTGGAGTTATTGTCCAATTAGCATAGTTCCATTTGTTCTTCAAGTATGTTAATACTCTTGTTCTTTCATTTGTTGTTAGAACTCTATTGTATAGAATAATCTCATATAATGTTCCGATAGAATCAGCAGAAACATCTGACATTCTAATACCAGTCATCGTTGTACCAGCACTGAATGTACCTGATGTATTTGATGGTACTGTATCGTTCAATGTACCATTTACAAATGATGAATTACCTGACACACTTAATAATGCATAAGGATATTTGCTTCTTGTTGTCCAATTACCAAATTGAACTTTTCTACCTGGTGTTCTCGCTTCAAGAATATCAGCATTTGTATATTGAGAAGAAACACCTTCACCATTATTTGTATCAACAGAGAATTGTAATGAGTTTGTCTCATTTGGTTGATAAGATACAATGAATAAAGTATTTCCTGATGGAACTGCTCCCGATGTTGCTCCACTCATATTAATACCTGTTCCACTGAATGTTATACCTGAATAAGGTAATCCATTAGCGAATTGTACTAATTGTGGTTGTAATGTTGTTGTGGCTTGAGAAACAACTGCTCCTGTTATACCACTCCAAGATGTAACAAATGTTGTTGAACCACTAACTCTTGTTGAATAAGTCGTAGCACTTGACGCATCAAACCATTGGAATAAATCCGTTAATTCAGTAGGTACAAATGGTGGAGTTGTAGGAGTTGGAGTAGGTGTTGATGTTCTTGTTGGACTTGGACTCGCAGTATTGGTTGGAGTTTGTGTTTGAGTTGTAGTATTGGTTGGAGTAGCGGTATTAGTAGGGGTCTGTGTTGGAGTAGGAGTACTTGTTGCTGTTTTAGTTGGCGTCTGTGTTTGTGTATTTGTAGGAGTTTGTGTTTGAGTAGCAGTTTGAGTAGGAGTCGCAGTTAAAGTACTTGTGGTTGTAGGCGTTTGTGTTTGAGTACTTGTTGGAGTACTTGTAGTAGTATTTGTTGGGGTATTAGTAGGAGTAGATGTCGCAGTTTCCGTAGGAGTAGCGGTCAATGTAGTTGTAGCAGTAGGAGTTTGAGTTGCAGTGTTGGTAGGAGTTTGCGTCATTGTTGGAGTCGGACTTGGTGTAGCCGATTCTGTTGGTTCTGGTGTTCTTGTATTGGTTGGCGTTTGTGTTTGAGTCGCAGTGTTTGTAGGAGTATTGGTAGGAGTTGGTGTGTTTGTTGGTGTAGCACTTGCAGTAGGTGTTGGAGGATTCAATTCATTTGGTGCAAATATATAGTTCGAGTTAAATTCGTTGTTAGAAATAAACTCAACATAGTATTCATTTGTTGTATCCGCAGATGTTACAATAACAACTGCTGTACCATATTCAACTGCTCCTTGTGATAGTTGTGGATTCAGATTACCTGAACCTGCTGGTTGCTGATAAATTGCGTAGTTGTATTGGCCTTCGAACGGGAAGGCAATCTCACCTGCACCTTGTCCTTCAATAAATTCAAATTCGTCATATCTACTCCTTGAAACAGAAATATCTGTTGGAATAAATCTAACTTGTTGTTTTGAAAAAATGTGTGTGAAAGAGAATAACCACTCTGGGTTTGGTATGGTTGAGTTCTGTGAAACAGTTACAACTAATGAATTTCTCTGTGCGGTTTTTATTATCAGCATACAAATATAAATATAACACAGGGGGTTATTCACCCCCCATGTTAATTAATTTTATTATCCTTGAACAGTGATTCCTGTTGCGATTGACGCTAAAGAACCTGAAAGTTGATTCATTGGATTTGGTTCAAGATATTGGAAAGTCATATTGTATCCGTTTTGGTCTCCTAAAGCCTTACCTGTTACTGATGTACCAGCACTGATAAAACAACCATAGGTTTGACCTAAAAGGAAGTATTGACCGTTATTATCTTCAGCCACGATTGCTAATTGTTGAGATTGAGCAAGTGTCTTTAAGATATTTCTTTTGTCTTGAGAAAGTTTGTTGAAATAAGTTACGACTTCACCTTGATAGAACACAGTACCATTCTCTAAACTTGCATTTACAGTTTCTGTTAATTGTGATGATGTTCTAATTAGTTGAAATTCATAAAATGTTCCTGTTCCTGATAATGCTGTGATAGTATCTCCTGTTGAAGATGTGATAGAAGTCACATTAGTGTAGTCGGTAATCCACAAGGTTTTCAGACCCCCTGTATTATCTCTACATCCTAATTGGATTCCAGCGCTTAAATTACAAGCCATGTTTTTATAAATTTATTAGTTTCGTTTATTTGTTTTAAGTAGGAGGGGATTGCTCCCCTCCGACCAATTTTGTTATTCTACGATTATGATAAACCGTTAGTCACGAAGAACTGTGGAAAAGCGATAGCCGTTCCGATTTTCCAACTCGCCATGATTCTTACTTCTTGGAAATCTTGAGACCACCATGCTCTGAATGAATCCTCATCAGAAGTTAAATCTGTACCTACAAGGAAGAATTGTTGTGGACCTAATGCGATTAAGTTAGAACCGTTCAATCCTGGAACACCTACAACCTTATAGTTAGTTTGTGGATGGAAAATAGAATAAACAGAACCTACTTTACCTACAGCAGCACTGTCAATGTAGAAGTTGTTTACATTTCTAACTGCTTGTAAGTAACATTTGAATTGTTGCTCACTCATGAAAATTACAATATCCTCACGAGAGTATACATCAGCAGACATACTGTTAATTAAGTTGTCAATTTGTTGTAATACAGCGTTTGCTTTTTCAGTTGCGTTAGAACCTGTTACAGAACATAATGCAGTTTGACCTGTTAATTTAACACCACCATCAGCAGTGTATCCAGAAGATGCGAAGATTTGTTGGAAACCAGGGAAAGTAGAACCAGAGAAATTACCAGTTGAACCTGTGTTAGCTTGCCATAATCTTAATTCGTTACTTCTTTTGATTTGTTTAGTTTGTAGGTCGATAATCGCCTGCTCAAATGGAGCATTTTCGTTATATGACCCTGCGTTTAAGAATTGACCTAACCAAAGTGTGTTCAATTCTTGTAAACATAAAGATTGGTTTACCTTTAATGCTTGAACTGTTACTGGAGCAGTTGTGAAAGTAACTTCACCTGCGTTGTTCCATCCACAAGATGTACCTGTTTGTACTTCTAATGTTTCAGAAAGTAGATTGACATTCATTGTCCCCTTGATTCCTGGAATTACGTTAACATAATCCATAGTTACTGGTGATAATACCGCTTCACTAATGATGTCTGAATTTAGCTGGTCTACATAATTTTGTAAGCCTCCTAAATCATAGCTAAAATTCATTTTTGAAAGATTGTTTTTCATCTTATTTTAATTTTATTTTTTAGTTTAATTAACGAGAAAGTGATTCTCTAAATCTTCTCATACCTTCCAATTTGCTTGGAACTGATGGAGAAAATGTTTCTTGATTTATTGTTGAGTTTTTTGTAACTCTTGAACCTGCTGGTTCACTTGAAAACTTTTTGAATTTAGCTTCAAGAACTTCGTTCTTTCTTGCTATTTCCTCGAGTTTGGTTTCCAATTTTTTGATTGTAGTTGCGAATGCTTCAACAAGAACAGAAAATTCTTCTGCTACTTCTTCAACATTTTCTCTTTCCATAATCTTACCATCTTTAACCATAACTCTGATTTTTGTTTCGTTACCTTCAGAATCTTTTAATTCCACTTGATGTTCACCATCTGGAGCAGGTGTCTTTGAACCATCCTCACTAACCACATCAATAGTTTCACCAACATCAAATGTTGGGGACGCTAATGTAAGGTCTCCTGATTTTGCTTCAACCATTGATTCTTTTTCCATTGATTCTTCTTCTTTCTTGTCTTCCAACTTTTTGTCTTCAGTATCGCCATAGGTATAATCACCCATTTTGATTTTAGAAACAGAACCCATTTCATCAGTTTCAATCTCTGTACCGTCTTCCATAATGTGTTTTCCCGCAGGGGCAGGAATCATACCTTCGTCAGTAACAACATAAAGAACTTTTCCTACTTCCAGTTCATCTTCCATTTTCATCGCAACACCTTGTTGTGTTTTTGATTCAAAAAATTTGTGTTCACTGAAATTTAGAATAGTCATTATCTTTTTGATTGCTTCTTTACTTGTCATAATCTTTAATTGATTTAAGTAATTTTGTTATTTGGTTTATTTGTTCGTCCTCCTTTGAGAACACTGATTTCTCCGCGAATAATCCTTCTACGGAATATCCTGTCAGAGATTTATCTTTAATCATTTTCCATACTTTATCGTCATTAACCTTCATAGAAACAAACCATGTTCCTTCAGGTAATTCAAATCCATACTTATGTGATTTATCGTATAATGGGTCTTCTGAAACCCACGATTCTGTTATATAAACTTTATTTGAACCTAACTTCAAACCGTTGTGTTCTATTGAAGTTTCATCAGTTCTTTTTTCTTTCAAGAATTTGTCAGCCATCTTCTTGATTGATTCCTTTGAGAAGAATACATAGTATAAGTTCCCCAAGTCATCGTATCTATGAATCATCTTGTTTGGCACCATAGCGGCTCCAACAATGATTTTCTTTTCTTCATCGACAACAGAGAATACCATTTTCATGTTCTCTAATTGTTTTAGTTTTCTTTCGGCGTATGTCAATCCTGCTTCACCACCCCAACTATCATACATCAACTTACCACATCCATCTTCATAAGATTTTGATACCTGTAAGTCAGCCTTATGTCTTGATAGGTATGAATACATTCTTTTTAATGTATCAACTGAAATAGGTTCACCCTTTGCAAGTTGTGATGCTCTTGTTTTACCAACAGCAGTTCCACATGAACCCCATCCGTTTTCTTCTGCGTATGCAACTGCTTTAGCTGCTGCATCTTTAACACCTTCAGGATAGTCAGAAATTGATTCTGCGAAGTCATCTTCGGTCATCTTAATTGGAACACAATTAGGACTACCATCGTCCTTTAATCCGATTGCCTCATATCCTTCCCAACATGCATCTTCCAATCCTTTTCCTTCTGCAAATAAGTTTGGACCTGTTCTCGGCATTCCTCTTTCCCATTGGTCTTGTCCTTTGTTGTTTGTTCTTGCAGCTTTTTCTGTAGCTTCAGTTCTTGTATCAGGTTGTTGTGATGTATTGAGAGAATCCGTTGATTCAAGTCCTCTTGCAGATGAACCTGAATTAATAATTTTACCTTCTTTCTTATAAATTAATTTAACCCATGTATGACGACAGTTGAATGACCCCCTCCATAAAAAGATATTATAGAAACCAAATTCTGGATTTGCGATATTATCTGTTAAATCATCAATATCTTCAAATCTATAAACTCTATTGAATCTCAACATATCAGCACAAAACCTACGAGTTTTACTGTCTATTCTTGCACCTACATATTTGAATCTAACTCTAAAGTTTTCAGTGTCCAAATCTGACTCACCATTGGGGTCAGATGTGAATCTCTGTTGATTCATTCTATGTACAACCTGTGGAGTAATCTTTTCAACTCTAACAAGTGCCCATCCGTCTTTTTCTAATTCTCCAACTGACTCACCAAGTGTAGCAAGTTTAGGATTCATATCACAGAAGTCATCTGCAACAACAGTATACGGTGAATATGGGTCTTCTAATTCAGATTCCATTTTGTGTGAACCACATGAACATTCACTGTTAAATGCCATCCATGTCTCATCATGAGCGGGTCTTGAAACTAAAGAAATAGCCTCAATTCCTGCCTCCTCATAATCGTCATCAATAAATAACTCAATTATCTTGGTTGTATTCATTATCTATAAATATTAAAAAGTTAAAAAATTACCATTCTTATATTAAAGAACGAGATTTTATTATTCTGTCAAATTGTTGTTCGTTTGAAATTTCTCCCGCTGTAACATAAGTTCTGATTGGTTGGTCTCTAAACACATTACCAATTGCCTCCGCAATATCTTCAGAATTGTCTTTTGCTGGCATGTCTTTTTTGGATGCCAATCCACCCATTGCAAATCCTGGTATGTCTGCTGATGCATTTATTGCTGATAATATTGGTTGGAATAATCTTGTTGAACGAGCATTAACAACGAACTCTCCATCACTTAACATTGCAGGAATTGAATCTGACCTTTCATCACCTGGTCCTCTAATCAATCCACCATCAGCAGCTCTGATAGATGGGGATGCCGCAACATTTACAACACTTGGTCTTTCAGCAGGTCCTGATGGTGTTGTGCTCAATGCTGGTCCCGCTCCTGCTGGTGCGTTTGGAACTTGAACTGCAACAATCTTTTTAACCGTTGCAATACCTGATGCTACTGCGGCAGCTGCTGCGATGGCACCTAACGCAGGACCAATAATTGGAATACCCGCTAATGACTTATAAGCTGCAACTGCTGACTGGTATGTATCAATGGTTGCCTTTGCGATTGCGAATGCTTTACCAGCGATTGTATCCTGACCAACGATGTTTGATAATTGACCTAATGCATCACCAATCAATTTTGTTTTTTCAACGGCTGATGCTTTCTCTACTCTGTCTAATTCTCTTCTCGCTTTGGATGATTGAGCAATTCTCTTGTTATATTCATCCTGTGTGATTACACTTTTTTCTAATGCAGTTTTTAGTGCTTGTTCGTTCTTGGTATAGTTGTCTCTTAAATCTGCATAATAACCATCAGAGAATCTCTTGAAGTCCCCATCTATTGTCACAAGATTATCATACTTCGCTTCAGTCATTGCAACTTCTGCTTGGAATGAAGTATCAAGTGCAGATAATATTGCGTCAGAATATGTCTTTCTTAATGTCGCTCTTTCTTGTTCTGAATATGCGGTCTTATTGGTAAGTTCTTGTTGTAGTTTTGCGTATGTGTCAATCAACGCCATTGCGTTGTTTCTATTCGCGTCTAACTCTAATTGAAGAGCGTCTAATCTATCCTTCTTTCTTTTCTCATCATCCGCCTTTAATGCATCATCAAGTTGTTTGGCGTACTTCGCTCTAATAACTTCTTTCTGTGCCTCACTCAATTCAAGGTTCGCAAGCTCTTCAGCCATCCTTGCATCCAACAATATCTTTAACTCTTTCTGTCTTGTATCTGCTTTGTCTATTTCAAGTTGAATTTGAGCGTCAAGGTCTGCCTCTCTTTTCTTCTTTTTCTTCTCCTCATCAGCGTTGATTGCCTCCTCAAGTTTCTTTGCGTATTCTGCTTGTAATACTAATTTCTGTGCGTCTGATAATTTCTTATCAGCAATTTCTGCTTGGTAACGAGCATCTAATAATGCCTTTAGTTTTTCTCTTGAAGTATTCTCTGAATTTGTCTCTAATGCAATCTTCGCATCGAGGTCTGCCTTCAATGCTTCAAGTTGTTGTTTTCTTAACTCCTCTGCCTTCTTTGCTCCTTCAGCATTATTCTTATTTCTCTCGGCAATATTTTCTTTTTCTGTCTTTGTTAACTCCTTTGTACCAGCAGTGAATCTTGCGTATGCTTGGTCACCAGCCTTAACTGCGTTTCCGATTGAACCAGCAATCTGTGTAACCCCTTCTGTGATAGAATCCCAATCAAATGTGAATATACCTTTAAGGGTCTTACCAACTCCAACACCCACATCTTTAATGAGGGTAAATAGACCAAATAAAACGGAATAGAATATACCAATACCTTTTGTTAGTGGAGGTAGAACGGCTTCAACCATTTCAACGAAGATGTCAAGTACTGGTTCAAATGCTCTAAATATACCACCTAATATTTTTTGTAGTCCGATGAATAAAGGTTCTAACTTTTTCATTGCAACTTCGTTCTGACTGAACGCAGCAACAAGACCTCCAAGTAGGGCAACAATCAATCCAATACCTGTCGCTTTTAACGCAGCACCGAATGACTTGGTTGCAACCTCTATTGAACGAAGTCCTCTGAACACTCCACCTAATGGACCAGGAGCCATTTCTAATTGGTCAACTAATCCTTTGGCACCAAACTTTGCTTCTTCAAGAGAATCCTCAACATCCTTAATTTGATTGGATATTTTGTTGAACTCTGCCGAACCAGCAGCAGTTTCCTTAAGTTGTTTTTTTAACTCCCTTAACTGTTTTAACGATGGTTCAAGTTCTATATCAACATCAACTTCAACTGTGACTTTCTTATTTGCCATGTTTCATGTATTGTTCTAAAAATGAAATCATTTTCATATTGTCCACTAAAAATGGAAAATACTTTGATAGTTCATTCAAATTTTCGTTTATCTGTTTCGGAGGAGTTAGAGGTCTAATCTCCGATGGCTCTCCATCTGTAAATATTTTTATTTCCATAGTTAAATTTTAAGTTGTTCCTGATATAATAATCGGAGTCCAAGAACATAAATTTATATTTCCTTGTAATGTTATTATTTCATCTCTTTGATTTGGGGTTAAACAATCTATTGATTCATCGTTAATAACAACACCATATCCAATATTTGTTTTGTCCCCTGTTTCAAGGTCAAACAGACATATTGTACTTGGGGAACTCATCCATGTTACAGTTAAACCATCTTCAGTTGGCAATCCAATACAACTGTTTATTTGTGATATTAAAGAATCACACTCATTCTCGTTTGTGTATACAATATAATTCATATTACCAACTATTATAATTCCATTTAGTTTTTAGATAGTTAATCACTTGTTGTTGTTCAGCGTTACTTAAAACTCTGTTATAAACAATAACCTCAAATAATGACATATTACCAGAGGCTTTTCTTTCTCCCGCAGGTGTATTCATTCTCACACCAACAATATTAGTTCCATTAGTTATAGTTCTACCTGTTAATGCATTCACCCCATTAAATGTTGCGTTTTGTGTTGTTGTATTTCCTGTTGATACACCAAGCATTTTTGGATATTTTGAAATTACATTATATGGGTCATAGTTTGATGCTCCTGAAACACTCCTCATTTCAATAATTATAAAATCAGGTCCAAGATATCTCTGGTCCCAAGTTGTATATAAACTTGAAACACCCTCACCATTATCTGTATCAAGTTGGAATAATACAGTATCAACAGCATTTGGAATATTCGCAACTACAAAAGTTGTATTACCTGATGGAATTGCTGTTGTTGTAGTTGAACCTGATAGGAAATCTGCTAAATCTGTGAAACTTACTCCTGTGTATGGTAATCCCCAATTACCTGGTGTGTATCTTGGTTGAAATGAGGCTTCTGATTGATTTACAACTTGTCCACCATATCTCGCTCTCCATTGAGAAATGAAAGATGTACCTCCTGCAACTCTTAATGAAAAATCTGAATTGTTTGCTGCATCAAACCATAAATATAAATCTGTTATTCCTGATGGGGTAAATGGACCTGCGGTTGCACTTGGAGTAGGTGTTAATGTTGTGGTTGTTGTAGGAGTAGGCGTTTGTGTTGATGTTGAAGTATTAGTAGGCGTTTGTGTTGATGTTGAAGTATTAGTAGGCGTTTGTGTTGATGTTGAAGTATTAGTAGGCGTTTGTGATGCGGTATTGGTAGGTGTCTGCGTCATCGTAGGAGTAACCGTTGGTGTGACAGTCGGTGTCGGTGTAAAGAATAAACATCTTGTCACTGGTGGAGTAAACACTTCCCAATCAGGTAAGGTCTCAAGAAGACAATCAGTTTCTGTATAAAAGAAATTGACTCTTGGATATACAAACTCTGTAAATTCTTGTCCATCAGGAATTACAATAGTTTCAAACTCTGTTCCATTAGTTATTACAAATGACAAATCAGGATGTGATGATACGATATTACCTTCAATGGTTGCGTACAATACTAACTTACCATAAATGTCATTATACAATATACCATTATTTGGACATTGGAATACCCCAAATGTTTGAGTTTCTCCCGATACATAACAATAACCATAAGGAGTTGTTGATGGGGTTGGTGTTATAGGAAAACATGAACCAGATATAACCAATCCATTTAGATTGATTAAGGGTTTATCGTCATCCATACAAACAGATTGACCAAGTGTTAATGTATAATATGCTACAGTACCACTACAAGTTGTACCTGAAATATATTTGCTACCCCCTGCGGAGTCATTGTGGACATAAAAATTACAACTCATTACTTATAAATATATTTTTAACATATCGCGTCTATACTGATTATTGGTGTTCCTGTATATCCAAGAGTTCCGTCTACTAAACATTGTGTATATTGAATGTTTCCCGCTGCTATGAATCCTCCTGTTGAAGTTTCAGTTCCACAAATTATACCTGACCAGTTTATACCATAGAATCCCGCACTATTGTCAATAATCCATGCTGTACAAAGATTAGGGTTTACTGGTGTTTGGGTAGGTGTATTACTTGGAGTTGGTGTTGGACAAGATGAACCACAAGAACCAATGTTGTTAATATAATTTTCAGGTGGTGGTACATCATCCCAATAAACTGTATCTTGTTGTGCACATACATTTACAGGTATAAAGTTTCTCACTGAAATAACTGCAGGATTACCATTACAATCAATATAATTTGCTAATAATCTTGCTCTTGGGAAATCCTCATCTTCAAAATACAACTGGTAAGTATAACATGGAGTACATCCTTCATTTGTTGGAGTTGGACTCGGTGTATGACTTGGTGTTAAAGATATTGTCGGAGTAATACTTGGGGTAGGAGTATTGGTTGGTGTTGTTGTAGGAGTAGGACTTGGTGGTATAAATTCACACTCCGCACAATCAGTATAAGCCGATAAATACTGCCATGGTGTAGCTTGAATGAATGTTGGTCTTGGGTTAAAGATACATACCGTTTCTGTCGTTCCTGTGTTATATAATTTATAAGATGTTGTTCCTGTTAGTAAGTCAGCGTTTGTTGACTTGAATGTGTAAGTCGTTGCACTCGTAGCACAATCCAATGCTGAATACCAGAATAATCTGTCTTCACCTGGTACCTCTTGAACTATATCAAACTCTGTTCTACCTGTACATCCACAATCAGGATACACACCAACTAAATTGGAAGTATAACCTGTTGCTAACCAAAACTTTTGATAGTTTACATTCGGGTCTTCATCCACAACTGTCACACCATAACATCCCAAATAACTTAATGACTCATCATACAATCTAACATAGTTTCCTGCGTATGCATACAGGTTAAACATGATGTCTGAATTGGTATGTAATGTCTCCCCTGTTGAACAAGGAATTAAGTCATAGAATAACTTTGGATGACTTGGGTATTCTTTGGTTAACTTAACTAATTCAATATCACATATCGCAGGCTCCAACGCATTGAAGTTAGTAATCTTGTTGATTCTAAAGTAGGTGTTGTTAATTAAGATTTTTTCATTCCACCTCAACTTTTGAATGTCTTGGGGATACAGATAAATCTTGGCAGCGTATAACTTGTTCTCCTCTGATATTAAATCCTGAACATAAGGTTCGTAGTAGATGTTGTATAAGTCATCAGCCACAAACGAGAATTCAGCAGGGGTTACATTTGATTGGTCTTCCCCTCTAAAATTGATGTAATGTGAGAACCCTGTATAGTTGAATGGATAGGTTGTAAATCTGTTGAGGTTTGTAAATCTGTCTTGTTGTGCTTGGTCCATATACCAATACTGATAGATTGAAACAGGACCTACCGTACTACAAGGAGTACCTGTAAATGTTACAGTCCAATTCGCTAAATCAGCAAATGGGAAACCAGCATTTACAGTTGATGGATTGATACAACCATTACTTATATACTGAACGCCAGGATAAAAATAATTATATGTTTGAACTCCATCACAATCGTTCCACTTCATCCAACCCTGGTCAGTTACATTGATTGTATATCCACTAACACAAGTTACATCCCCAAGAGTTGTACCTGTTCCTCCCAAGAATCCATAGTTGTCAACTGGTAATGTTAGACCTCTAAATGTAAGTTTTGGTAATATCTTAAATGGTACGAATGTTTGTTGTGTTTGACCTGATACATCCACCTGTTTCAACTTTGACATTGAGTTCATGGTGATAATTGGCACATAGGAGTTATTCAAGGTAATATCAATAGGGGATGAAAAGACATAACTAAATTTGGTTGTCGTATCCTTAAACTCTAATCCTAATTTGAATTTATCAGTACCAAAGATTCTGTTACTTTGAGAATTAAAATCCTGATTTGCATAATCTTGGTCCAACTTGAATTCATACTCCAATGTTCCGTTCAACAAGGCTGTTGTCGGATATAAGTTTTGAGTTTGATTAAAGTCAATTTTGGTTGTCCAATCTAACACCTCTCCTTTACCGATATAGTCAATAATAGGTTCAATGATAAGATTAGTAGGCTTATCAGGATTGGGGACAACCACGAGGTTAAAATACTTGTTTACAGAGGTTATGTAATCAATCTGTTTGTAATCGTTTTCAGGGAACTCAATATCGTAATTGATGATAGAACCATTTGGAATAAATCTTGGTCCTTGTACTACTTGAAATTCAAATGAATCAACTACAATATATTCCCCCTGAAAATAGAATTGTAATGTAGACGCTCCCGATAAATTGAATACTTGGTCAAATGAAATTGTTATTGGCGTTAAATCACATACGAAATTAGAATATAATGATATAGGTGCTGTGATTGTATCATCAAATATAAAATTGATATATGGAAATTCTGACAAGAATGCGTCACATGCCGTTGTTGGAGTAACGGTAAATGTAAATCTAAAAGTATATTGACCTGCGTATGATTCAGGAATTATTAGTGAGTTTGAATTACCAGTCCAACCTAATGTGTTACATTGAACATTGGTGTCAGGATTTGTAAATACTCCACCAAAATCTGGTACTAATCCAAAATTTGTATAGGTATAACATGGAGGTATGGCGTTTCTTGAATAGATGGTCTCATCTACGAACTTTAATGGCATGTAGAACTTTTGGAAATATGCTGTCTCAAAGAAGTTTGATTCAACTATATAACCAGCCTCTCTTACAATAGCTTCGTATAACTCCTTGGCTTGGATTGCAGGTTTGAAATAATAATCATGTACTGGTGTTCCTGAAAAATCAAATGTTCCTCCTGTTGGGGAATAAGATATTGTTCCACCTGAATTAGTAATTGGTGTAAACTGAACCAGTGGTGTTATTTCCGAATTGATTGTATTTGCAGAGATGTATTCGTATCCAATATTGTATAGTCCCCACATCGTCTTACCATTCTGATAAGAGTAGTTTGTTGTTCCTGTTAATGGGAATAAGTTGGGGTCAAGATTACACTCCAAAATAACTGATGGGTCGTATGGATGTGATAGATAGTTAAGGTCCAAATCAAATAAGAACTTATCACCAATGTTTGCCATCAAATCTCCCACCTGATTGTAGAATGTAACCTGATAGATAATCTCACCATTTGTAATCGTTACACCATTCAAACGAATATAACCTACCATGATTTCATAACCATCCCACATCAAAGTTGAATTGAACTTATTGTTGGGGTCAAAGGTTGTTGGGATTGCATTCAGGTCATAGAAGAAATTAAACACCTCGTTGTTCTTCTTTGAACCTGGCAATGAAAACGCCTTCGAGAAGTTTGAGTTCTTCTTGGTTATATCTTGTAGTTCCGCAAATGATAATGACAACAATACAGGTTCATTCTTGTATAGGTCTAAAAAGATGTTCTCATTATTTACGGTGGTCCTGATTCTTAACATATTAGAATGGTAATTTGAAATCTCTGTAAGGAGTTTGTTTAAGTTCTATAGTATATTGGAATATTCTCTCATACTTTTGAAGAAATTCTTTAACCTCTTTGTTCTGAACTGTACAAGGAATTAAATACGGATAGATAAAATCTTGGTTTGTTGATGGGAGCCAGTTGTCCTCTATCTGATAAACATAAGGGGACATCAATAAATCCTCAATAACATCCACATCATTTTGAGACACGAAGTTTGAATCAACTGTTACAAGTTCTGCTGCATCTCCGTAGAATACTGTCTCCGCTGAATCATAAGATTGTCTATTCCACCATGCAGTATTTAATGACTTTTGTTGTGAGTATGTCTTCTTGTTAAGAGCATATCTCTTTGTGTATTTCTTGGTGAATGTATATGTATCCCAAATTCCGCTTCTTGATAAAAAAAGAAAACTCACTGGCGAGTTAAAACATTCGTCCCCTACCATCTTATACTGAACAATTTCAGATGAACCATAGACATCGTAATCGTATCCTAACACATTGTTTGATAAGAAGATTGCAACATCACTATCAGTTCTAATAGTTGGATTTGGTTTGAAGATTCCATAAGCAATTCTTTGAGACAGATATGAGTATGGGGCAACATTCTGTGCATTTGCTCTTGCTGTAAAGTTGATTGGGTTTGACTGAATGGTGTCATAATTCATTTGACCATTACCCTGTGATTTTTGTAGATACATAATACCCCCAACTTGATTTGTGTTGTTGAATAGGGGATTACCACCATACATAAATCCAACGATAATAGGACATTTGTAGTAGTGAGTTCTGTATCTTGTTTGATACACATTTGAACCAAGAATAGTCATTGGTATTGTTGCACTTCCAAAGGTTGACATAAAATTACCTCTTGTATTTCCTGTACTCATTTGATAGTCGTATACCTGTGTGTTCAAATAGTTTCTTGAACCATTCAAGTTTTGATTTGAATAATAAAATAATTCAGACATCTGTTTGTTGTCTTGAACACCAGGCCATATCATAATTCCGTATGGTTGACCACTCGCATCTGTGATAGATAAATTAGCACCAGTTGTGTATCCTGTGTAAGACGCAAAGTTGGTAGGGACTTGTGTAACAGTTCCCCCCGTAGTGGTGTATTGTATCCCGAATAAGAGACGATATTCATTGATGTGATATATGTTGTCAAATCCTTCATAACCTCCGTTAAAACCATTTGAAAATGAGTATGTGGAGGTTCTATCATTTACGATGGTTGCTTGAGATGTATTGGCAGATATTGATTGTGTTTGTGAATCAGCAACTCTAACCAAATATGGATTCATTTGTGCTGTTCCTGATGTAACATTTGCAATCCCACCCATGTTTCTTGGGTTCTTGTCAACCAAATTATAGATAATGGTTTCCACATTGAAGATACAATTCCCCAACTGATTTGGTGGAATCAATAATCGTGATACTTTACCATAGTCCTGTGTTGAACCTGAATCATTTTGATATGGATTTTTATAAACATCGACTACTAATCTAATGTCTGTGTAAGCCGAATAATCATTCATCACAACATTCCATGTATGGTCCGAGTGTGATGGGGTTGCCTCCAACGGCATCTGTCTTATGTTTAATGTTAAACTCATTTTATTCTATTCTTGATGGTATTGTCACAGTTATTGTCTGTTCCAAAAATTTATTTACATCCTCCGCAATCATGTCATACACATCTTGCCATTCATCTGCTAATTCTGGTGGAGGATTATCAACGAAATCTAACAAACCATCTAATCCTTTATCATAAATATTGGTAGGTTTAATACCAAACTTATATATGTTGGTTTGTATAGCGAACGCTAATGATAATGGGCTTATTGGAATACCCTGATTATTTTGGGCAGCAATACCTCTGATTCCAATCCACTCCAATATATTAGTAATTGGAACTTTTTTCTTCTTTGGTCTTCTACCCCAATTCACATTGTCAAAGTAATCTAAATATGTCAGGACCAAAGTTGGGTCACCATTCAAATCAATCTCAACAGAATAATCTATTGAATTTAATAATCTACCTGTAGCAACCTTATTACCAGGACTACCAGGTCTGATTGTTCCTCCACCATTATAACCTGGTGCGTATGGATATATACTCTGTTGAAGTTTTTGTTTGATGTGTTGCGTAAACAATTCCCCAAACCTGTTGAGTGCTCTTTCAGTTAATGGTAAAGGTGCTAATTGAAACATATTATATTACCATTGGGTGTATCTCCATTTATCTCTCAAGTAGTTTTGAACTTGGTCTATTTCAGTTGAGTTCAATACTCTGTTGTATACCATAATTTCAGCGACTTCAGCACCAGCGTTGAATGTTGTATTTAATGTTCCTCCTGATGTTGCAATTTGTCCTATTACAACTGCATTAAATCCTGCGGTTGTTGTTCCTGTTACTTGTGTCGTTAATGTTGACGCACTATTGTTTAATTCAAATGGTAATGGTTGGTTCGGGAATCCAATACTTTGAACATATAGATACTTGTCACCCAAACTTTGTGCTGACCAGTTTAATATATTATTTGATGTTACCACACCATTTATAACTGTATTGGATACTAAACCATTATTTGTCGCCCCAATATTGAATGCCTGTACGAATTGAGTTGGTGAACCAAATCCACCGAGTGTTGTTCCTGAAAAAAGTTGTACTGGAAATACGAATTGAGCAGGACCACCATTTACATAGTTTCCACCAACAGGGTTTGCAATAACCTCAAAGAATGTGAATCCTGTTTGAGGTATAAATGTTGTGTCAAATCTTTGTGATAAAACATCTCTTAATGCTGCTGTATTATTTTTAGTGAATCTAACAATATTTGGATTGTTCGGGAATCTACTTGAACCAGAATAGATTGGCATTTGGTCTGTTGTAGCACCTGATAGTGCTTTTTGATAAACCCCCGCACTTCTCCATACCGATACATAATTTGTTCCACCTGATGAAATTAAATCTACCGTTCCTGTATTTGTTGAATCATACCATAACGCTGGTGTTTCAGGTAATGGGAATGGTGTCGAACTTGGTGTGTTCGTTTGAGTTGGAGTCGGTGTTACTTGTGGTATTCCTGTTCCTGTTTGAGTAGGAGTCATCGTAGGGGTAGGAGTTTCTGTATTTGTTGGGGTAGGTGTTGGAGTACTTGTCTCCGTATTTGTAGGAGTTTGAGTAGGAGTTTGAGTAGGAGTTTCTGTATTTGTTGGAGTAGGTGTTGCGGTGCTTGTCTCCGTATTTGTTGGGGTAGGTGATGGTGTAGCACCAGGTGTTCCTGTTGGAGTATTACTTGGTGTGTTTGTTGGAGTTGTAGTCGGTGTTGGAGTTAAGAATGAATTGAATGCCGCATCACATCTATCAAGAGGAATCATTACCTTGATTGTTACATCAGCGGTCCATCCCCCTAATAAGTCATCATACTTTTCCAAGAATGGAGTACAAGTAATTGGTGTATCTAAATAGAATAACTCATTAAAGTTTCCTAACGATTCTGTAACAGATAATCTGAACTGACCAAGAATGTCATCCAT